GTCCGTGTCCTTGTGATGTGTGTGAAAAGTTGAACTTTGTCTCATATATCTCTATTATAGCATCTTATCTTGAGACTGTCATGAGATGTGTGGAATCTCAGATAAGTATAATAAGTCGCATGAGACTGATTGTGAATGAGTGTGAGTCGCATGAGAATCATACTGGACTCAACCCACTTTCTTATGAGACTTAAAAGTATTACTGTTACGCTTTATGAATTTTGATGTGCGTTTCCTGTTAATTGTAGATGGTAATACTTTGTAATCTATTTCTTTACAGTTCGTTTCTAAGTGCGTGATCGAATCATGTAACTGTTTGTAATATTCATATGATCTCATCATTAGACTGCAAGCTCCAACTGAGATATGTGGTTAACACCATTAACTGCAAGTCCTAACATTTGTAAATTAATAATATCTAAATCATTAATTGTTTTCTTACCAGTGAGTCTAGTTAGTGCATCAGCATATACTGGATCTGTTACATAGTGTAATGTCTTACCGAAGGCTGTCTTAGCTTGTGTCTCAATGTTTGTCATGTTTGGAATCTCCTTTATCTCTCTATGTACCTATTATAGCATTATTATTCTGCGACTGTCATGAGATTTGAGCAGTACCACACATTGCAAATGAGTCGCACATGATTGTGAGTCTAAGACTAAGACTGATATGATACTGATACAACTGAGATGCCAACAGATCGTTACACATTGTAGTCTCAGGATGCGTCCATGTTGCGAATGATTGTGAACGGCATACCGCACTTGACGTGTCTCAGACTGCGTCGCACCGTAGACTCCATCCTTGTTGCGGTGAGTCTCAGCAGACCCACGAGACGCAATGAGACTCAGACTCTGTAGTATAGCAAGACCCATTGGGGGAATCTGCGACCGGCCCACGTCGTATATATGGCTTCACAAATTTATGCTGTTTTTTTACCGTTATACGCCGTTATAGGAGTTAGTGGAGGTCTATTAGGAATATCCACTCATAGGATATTAGGTACAGGGGCTGAGTCCACCCTTCTCCTCCCCTGTATAAGTGCGTGATCGGTTTTTATCGCCAATTTGGCACACTATTTCCTGTTTCTTTACCTCTTGCTTGTTGTCTTTGTTCCAAATTTAGACCCAATACTAAGTGATTTGCACTTGTTTGAGGGTCGTCTAGGAACTCTGCTAGCATATGATTCCATTCTTCTGTCTTTCTGTCTTTTATTGCTTCCTGTGCACTGATATGTAGAGCATCTATAAAGTATTTAACTCCCTGTGCTAGGCAGTCTAATCTGTCATCATGCTTTACAGCTCCTTTTTGTCTACACATACGACTCATTTGATAAAAGAGCATATATAAGAGCCTACTTTCAGGTGCACTGTCTTTGTTGGAGGAATAGTCCCAATCAATGACACTACGATCAACAACAAGACGGTGTTGGTTAAGCACAGGCTCAAGACTATCAATGATCCTGTCTTCTTTCCTGACATTTGCCCTAACCTCTTCCACAAAGATGTTTTGTTTTGTGTTAATAAGATGTTTCTTAAATAATTCACTTACGATACCGTCTCCGAAGTTTGTTTCGATAACCAAGCTTGTAACTCCGTACTTTTTACACCCTCTAAGGATGTCGAGCAAGGTATTATCACTATACCCGTCTCTGTACGCTCGCATTTCATGCAAGTAGATGATTCCGTTCTTTTGGGATAGATAACAAGCCGCTGTTTCGTCTGTACCCCTACCGGATGGATCCACCGAACATATGGTTTCGTTATATTCACTCCATTCTCCTTGCATTTGCATAGGTGAATAGAAATAGTCTCCCGGTAAACCGACTGTGGGTGCATCTCTAATGACATTGGCTGGATCTGAGCACCATATGATATTCTCGGGTGCATTACTAGGATTAACGCTAGTAACGATAAGATCAGCCATCTTAAGTGGAAATTTCTCTGCATCTGATAGACTTGTGTCGAGTTGAAACTGTAGCATGTAGTTTGACCGACCCATAGACGCTTCTCTTTCTAACAAGTCTTCATCTGTGAATCTGTCGTCTGTAGGAGACCACTCCTCTGCTCCATTATCTATATCTGCCTGTAAATCAGGTGCTAGGAGTCCTTCGTACTGTGTGATAGACTTTCCTCTTGGATATCTTGCGGGCCAAACCAAGGGACGATACGAACGCTCTGCCAGCTTACGATAAATAGTAAAAGTAGTCTGAGGAGTCCCGAGATACATAATACGGCTATCACTTTTGGGTGTAAGGATAGATTCCGCTTCCGTACAGAGTTGAATAAGCTTTTCACGCATTAACTCCGTCATACTGTTGCCCGGAACCTCTACATCGTCTAAAATCATGAGATCGGCTCGGCTTCCTGTAAGCTGCCCAGTGATTCCTACCGACTTTACGCTTGGTGCTTGGTGTGGTGAACAGTTTACGTCGAAACTGATGCGACTCCAGCGAGAATCGTCCGATTTCGGTCTTAGAAAGTTTAGCCATGGTGTCTCAATGATTAGTTTTTGTAAGAAGATCGACATGTTATCTGCCCTCTCCTTAGAGGCAGAAATTATCATTATCTTTCGTTCTGGATCGTTAAATAAAGTCCACAGCACAAAAGCTCCAGTAATCCAGCTCTTGCCTACACCACGGAAAGCCTGTATTTGTAGTCTTTTAGGTCCGTGCTGTAGGTAGTCTGCAATGGCATATTGTGCTCTTGTGGGTGCTGGCAAGTCAAGCTGTCCCCACAGAGCCTGTAGGAACATCTTAAAGTCTTGCCGTAATAGAGCTAGGGAATTTTTTTCGGTATTCATTTAGCTCCAAACTTTTTAAATAGTATTTCCATTAATCTAGATCTTGCTTGCTCTTCGCCTATCTCTGCTATAAGACCCTGTTCTCCTACCGGAGTCTTAGCTCTAAAGTCTTCTAGTATTTTCTGTGCAGCTTCAAACAAGTTAGGATCTTCCATATCTGTAAATCTAGCGAATTGATTAATAGTTTTTTCTATAGCCTCTTCATCTTCTAGCATTTTTAACAAAGAGTTATCTACTTCTTTGCTAGCTTGTATTGCTTTAAGATCTTCTACGTTACGTCTAACTGCCTCTTGACCAACTGGATCATCAAACCTTCCTCTTTGTATATTCTTGACCCATTGTGGTGTGTCAATCATGCCTAACTGCTCATCAAAAGTATCAAAAAACTCTGCCATTTCGTCTAAGGATTGTTCCCTTAGCTGCTGATAAGTTAAACCTTGCTGAAATGCTTGGTCTAACTTTTCGTTAAATATCCTAGCTTGATACTGTTTAAGAGTTTCTTCTGGTCTTGCTTTATATCTTTCTGGTATTCCAGCAGCTCTAAGTCGTTTAATACTATAATTTTTCTTAAACGCTTCACTGTATAGTTCTTGATAGAAGTCACCAATAAGACCTACTACTTGACCATTATCAGCTCTACGTATAAGCAAGTTACCGGGGTTACTACGCTTAAATATATCACCTGATAAAGGGTCTTCTATATCTATAACTAGCTTTTGGTAATCATCTTTTATCTTAGCTTGTCTAGCTGCTAATCTCATTTCAGTAGTATCTTTAATCTGCTTAAAAGGTTCTCTAAATAACAGACGTAAATTTTCTATATTATTTCTGTTAGTAGCTTTAACCCAATCTCCAAAAGTTTCTCCAGCTTTTTTGTTTTCAATTCTGTTCCAAAACCATGATTGACCTCTTGCTACCTTATGTTCAAGATAGGCACGTTCACCTTGTTCCATAAGTGCAGCATAATATCTGTCCCCATGTTGATCTTTAAATTTATTTAACTCAACCTTTAGTTTATTTAATTCAGCAACTTCTGGTGTACGCTTAAATTCAAAGCCACGTTTTTTAACAAGCTGATCTTCTACACTCCATAAGCTTCTAAGTTGATAGTTTTCTACAGCTTCACGAACCTCTGGATTAGGTACTTTTCTTTTACGTACTAAAATAAAGTCTTGTCCAGATTTGTTTTGTACAGTTCTGCCAAAACCTTTCATTAAGTCAACTCTCTTTGGACTAAAGCCTTGTATAGTTTTCTCTTCTAGTCTTGCTTTTCTGTAGTTAAATGCGTCTTCTACGTACTTCTTAAGAACATTCTCGTCAAACTTAGCACCTTTAGGCACAGGAAAATCACCACCTGTTACACCAAACAATCTACCAGAAAATACTTCTTCAGCTTGTTTAACAAAGTTAGGTTTAGAAAATAGTTGACTAAAGTTTTCTAAAGCGTTCGAGTCTAATATTCTTTGCATACTAGCACTGGCTGTACCACCTACAGCTCCGCCTAAAAAAGCTTCTTTTGTATTTAATAATCTTTGTTCATCTATACCTACACGTATAGCTTCAGCTCCGACTCCCTGTAATCCTCCAGACACAGCAGCTCGTTTTATACTACCCGCTTTTCCTACAACTTTAGAAAGATTCTTTCCTGTCTTAATAGTACTACCGGGAATGATACCTACAGCTCCAGAGCTTAATACTTCTCCTAAGTTAATTCCTTTTTCTCCTCGTAGTCTCTGAGCAATAGCATTGGCTACTGAACCAGAGACAAAATTAGCTAAAGCATATACTGGAGGTACAGCTAGTAAAGGTTTTGTTGCTATATCAGTAGCTATTCCAGCTGCTGCTTCAAAACCTACGCCTGCTACTGTACCACCAATATTAGGCTTGTCTTCTTCTTCGTTCATCTTATATGTGATAGAATAGTTTGTTCTCGTTCAGTCTCGCCGAATGTCGATCTCATCCAGTCTCTCCAGTTTTGACTACCTTTTTCCTGATTGCATCTTCTGCACGACGGCACAACATTAGCCGTAACATCTTTGCCGCCTCTGCATTTTGGGCGTACATGGTCGATGGTGAGGTTTTGTAAATCATAAATTTCTCCGCAATAAACACATTGACAATTAAAGTGCTCTTTGATAGCCCTTCTCCAGAGCCGTTTTGATTCTGAACTTGTCATGGTTATTAAGTTGTGTAAATAGTAATCAGGGTTAGGTAGTAATGGGGTCATTTTTTAATTTTAAGTCTGCTTCGTCTGTTAATAGATGGCTTTTGCTTTCTACCCTTGGTCTTGCTACCCTTATAATGGGCGGCATCCAAGCCGTCACGGTTGCCATATGTTCCAAGTTTTCTATTAAGTTTGTTTGCATTGACTCTAATTTCTAGACCTTTTTTAGTTTTGTTGTATTTTCGCTGCTGCTTCCGCCTTTTTGCCGCAGCCTTCGGATTCTTCTTGTAATATTCAGAAGTTTTTGCCATATACTTTCCTCTTTACGAGTGAAGGGTCAACAGTAGGTAGAAGTTTATTGAGCTTATCTAAAGGACTACCCTCGTAAGCAACTCCTGTAATGTCATTGGTTTTTAACCAGTCACATGCTGCCTTTAAATCTTGTGTTGTAGCTTCTCCACTTTTTATTCTATGCAAGAAGTCTTCTGTAACAAGATAGTGTAGCTCATTAAAAGTCTCTTCTGTTGCTTTTCTGGGTAGTTTCTTTAGTTCGTCCATTATTCTGGTAATAAGTTTTTCTTAACAAGTACGACTAGCTTGTCATCCACAGTATTATCTGTAGATTTTGCATATGCCTCTAGTAGATTGACTATCAGTTCTTTAACTGCTGTAGTTTTAATAAAGGCAAATAAAATAGGTTTAACTAATGCAATCATTTAGTCTCCTCCTTCTTAGCTTTCTTTGCTTTAGCTGCTTTTGCTTTCGCTTCTCTTTCAGCTCTTTGTATTGATATTGTGCTCATTTAAAATAATCCAAATTTCTTTTTAGGTTTAGGTGGCTTGACTTTGACTATCGGTACTATATCCTGACACATGACATACATGTCTGTATTAGGCCGTATCTGAAAGCCTTTCTTTTGTAAGTCGGCACACTTATGGGCTCGTGTAAGTTCATACTCAAGCCGCATCTTTTCTTCATAGCGTTTTGCTATTTCTTTGCATTGTTTGTAGCCTGATTTATCTAGAGGAACCATAAAGTTAATCTGGAATCCCCAGTTCTCAGCTATTGTGTAACTACTAGGCTGCATAAGCTCGTCAAATGGTTTGGTATGATTACCCATATAGAAAGGCTGGAATGTCATTGTACTGCCATTACAGCTTATATTAGGACCAAAATACTGACGACTCTGAGCTCCATTGTTCTGGAACTGTACAGCTTGGTTAGTTACGTTACCCGTAGCTGCTGCTACAGGATTACTTACATTAGTATCTTCTCCTTCTGCAAATGCTGGTGCAGTTATTGAGAGAAGATAGAGTAAGATGTAGTGGTACTGTCTGTTTCGATTTCTCTTTCTATTGTGATTGTTTCGATTGTGCCAGCTTCTCTGGTTGTGATCTGTAGATCCCAGTCCGCTGCATTGTTTGTTGGTGCATAAGTTGCGTTGTCTGCTCCTATGCTGCCAGTCACAGTAATATTTGTACCACTCCAAGACGAAGAAGCCGAGCCTTTTATGTCGTGCTCGATAGTCTCCGTTATTGTTTGTTGTGTTGTCGTGGTTGACTGCATCGACCCTGTTGTAAACTGAGGCGTTACAGTATTGGCTCTTGCGGCTGCGGGTGACAACAGAGCTAAGAGTATTATCCATTTAGTCATGTTTTTGGTTTTGTCTCTTTGTCTTTTTTGCCGTTGCCTGTAGACAAGCCGAATGTGGCGAGTGCTCCAGTAAATATTGAAGCTGGGAATGTTATATCCCCACCGGGACTCTTTTTAACCATGGGTAGTTCGACATAATTAAGGGTTATGATAAACCCAGACCAGATAACGACACCAAGACGAACCATCGCCCCCAGTACCACCATCTGTTCTTCATGATCGTCTATTCCTTCTTTGATTCTTTTGAAGAGTCCTTTTTGTTCATCAGGTTTTTTCTCCATTTGGTGATTTTATCTTGTAGGAACTTTTGGACTTTTTTACGTATCCATTCGATTAAAGGCTGTGTTAGCGTTGTAGCTGCCACAGCTGTAATTGCCGTTGTAGCAGCTACTACGATAACCTCTGTTGAAGGTCTAGGTATTGGCTGCGGTATAAACGGTATTTTTAATGTAGCTGGTTCTACTTTTTCTTCAGTCTTAACTGGTTTAGCTTCCTGATCTCTAAGATCACTAGGAGGCACAACCATAGGAATATAGTAAGGTACGTCAGCTGTGGGTAGAGGTATAGATATAGTCTCTATCTCCATAGCCGGTGGTAAGTCTATTGTTGGTTCCATGATGGATCATAGATTGAGTCCGACATGCCAATAGGCGTTGAAGGCATAAAATTAAATGCTAGAGATTTTCTTTCTTTTTCTTTATTCGGTTTAGAATAATGAAATATCCAGCTAGGAAATATTACAAGTAAGTTATGCTCTGGCTGTACTCCCCAGTCTTTAGTCATTGGATTTTGTTTTGACTTTCCAATAGATAAAGGAAAGCTATTAGGTATAGGATTACGAAATAGTAACGGGCAGCTATCTTCTGTATATTCATCAAAATAAAATACTGCACTCCACAGACTATTAAGATGGTTATGGTAGTGAACACTTTCTCCTACACCTAATTTTGTCATCCACGAGGTAGTTATTTTAAAATCACATTGATAATTAAAAGCATCTTTTATAAACTCGTTAAAATAGCTTGTAAGAACATTTTTAGAAAATGCGTAGTTATCTAAAATATTAAAAGGAGATAAAGTTGTTTCTTGAGTTTCTTGCTGCCTTCCATTGGCAAACAAAGTATTAGTTGTTAATTCAGATAAGTCTTCTTTTACTGTTTCTAATCCGAAAATATATTGAAAAGGGTGGTGTATAGTCATAAATTGTTATATATCGGTACAGACATAAGGCAGTATTCCAAACGTGTAATCCATTGATTTACTGTTTACGTTTGCCTTAGAATCTGATGTAGCATAAGGAAGTATGCCTTCGTAATTATCTAACTTCAAAAAGTCAGCTGCGGTAGGTAATGTAGCTGATGTAGTTGGATAGGCTGTTTGAGTAGTAGGTGTACAAGCATAAGGCAGTATACCTTCAAAAAAGTCTAACCCCATACTATTTATTGTATTCTTACTATCTGATGATGTAAAAGGTAAAATACCAAATACGTAATCTAGTGATAGATACTGTGCAGCTGTAGGTAAATCTACAGGTGCCGCAACAGTAGTAGGTGTACACCCAAAGGGAAGTATACCTTCTACGAAATCTAAAGTTAAACTACTGAAAGTACTTTTAGTGTCAGACGTTGCAAATGGAAGTATACCTTCAAAAAAGTCTAGTTTTAAAAAATCTTCAGCTGTAGGTAGCGTGCTAGATGTCGTTGGAAATGCGGTAGTAGTTGTACTTGTACAAGCATAAGGCAGTATACCTTCAAACAAGTCTAAAGTTTGGCTATCTACTGTATCCTTGGAATCAGATGTTGCAAATGGAAGTATACCTATTACAAAATCTAAACTTAGAGCCTCTAAAGCTGTAGGTAAGGAAACTGGTCCAGCTGGTGCAGTTCCTTTCCATGCACCACTCACGTTATTTGCAAATGCTGTACCAGTCTTCCATACTCCACTTACATTTACATAATAATCAGTTACAGTCTTCCATACTCCACCGACATTTACGTAAATAGTATTAGCCAAGATTTGCCCTCTCTTCGTCAGTCCATAAGGCTTCAGATATTGCTTTATCTATTTTTGCTTGTCTGTCCTTCATAGCTTCTCTATTCGCAAGTTCTTCAGCTATTAACTTATCTAAAGTAGCTTCTTCTACTTCTTCATTAAAAGTAAGTAAAGTAGATTCTTCATCAGTTAATTTTACCTGATAACGTACTTGTTTAGCGTTCGTTATTTCTTTATTGTAAATTGTTGCCATTGTTCTAAGATTGTGTAATGGACATGTCATCGAAAATTGTACTACCACTTCCACCTCGTATAGTTAATGCTACTGTAATAATTCCAGCAGCATTTGGTTGGATATATGCAGTCTTTTCAATCCAAGTATTTGAACCGTCTGTTGTGTTTTCAGTTATAACATCTGCTGTCATACCAATATCGGTATTTTTTATTATTTTAATACCACCTGTGCCACCAGCTTTATACATATGAACTTTAACAGCAACAGTACCGCCAGACGCTACAGCAAACTTAGCTATTTCATAACTACCAGTTTTATTACTGTTTGTAGAAGTAAACTTCCAAGCAAATCCTGAGTTTGTGTTTCGTGTAGTTGTTTCTGGTTCTATAGTATATCCATCACCATAGAAAGTATTAGCTCCAAGCACATCATTATGGTTTTTAACTGAAATTTCTCCACCATAGTTGTCGTGAGACTGAGAGTCGTTATTGACAACACCAGTAAGTTTTAAATGACCCTTGTAAACTCGTGCTCTTTTATCTATCTCTCCATCGTTTATGATAAGATCATTACTGTTACTACCCATTTCGATAGCATACTGTGAGTAGCTACTACTCCACTGGTACTGTGAGTTTTCACCATTATCACCATCTAAGGCATCGTGGGTAAAATGATCTATAGTTATCGGTCCATAAGTCCCTTGGTTTGTATATATACCGTTCATTGAATGTACTACAGCAGTTCCTATGTTTAACGAATAGTTACAATACATACCATAGTCGTTCATACTGGTAAAAGGATAACCAGCACGTATAGTAGTAATTCCAGCTCCCGGTCCGCCACCAAGACTTACACCTTTACAGTTTTCAACATTTATATATGTCCAAACTACTGCATCGCCACTGTTGTTTGTCCAAGAGTTACCTAGACCTAATGTACTATTATTATAAGGCATACAGCTTGCGTTTCTAATATACCAAACAGGACTACTTGGGGCGTTGTAAGTTCTATTCCATGCAGTTGGATCTAAACTATGGTGAATAACTTGCGAATTTTGATTATGAGAATACTGTCTCATACCAATACCACTATGTTCATTCCAAGAACACTTAATACCGTTCTGTCCGTAACATTGGTGATGTCCTGTGTTATCAAGCATGCCCTTAGTACTTGTTAAGTAAGGTCCATAGTAAGCAGAAACAAAATACAAATCTTTAATCCTGTGTGGACCACCTCCACTACTACTTCTCCATCCACCAAGGTTGTTTACCCAGTCTATACATGTATAAGGATTACCTGTTCCGTCATTTACTTGCGAACTCATGTCAGTAGGGTTCCAACCACCAGACACTATTGCAAAGGCACTACCAGATGGTCCACTAATTCTACTAAACTCAAACTCATGAGCACCACCTAAATCACCTGAGCTGTCTTCTTGAGTTGATGAGTTTCTAGGTGGTGCAAGCACAGGTTCTCGCTTCCATATTGTGACGTTCGTACCGCCTTCGTCCCACCATACAACATCACCAGAATTATAATATGAATAAATTGATCTGCGTCTCTGAAAATTACAGGAACCAAAGCAAATTTCTTTATGATTACCAAGTTCTACAATTCGATACCAACTTTGCATAGCTGGTGTATTTTTGCCAAGCAATGATCTATGTGTTACTGAATCAGCAGCTGATGGAGCTTTACATGCACAAACATTGTGTATCCAAAAATTATATGAACCTGTATAGTTATCAACTCTTTCATCTAAATAAATAGCGATAGATCTGATTGAGTTACCAAGAGCAGAACCTTTATTTCTAACCATTGCTTGCCAGTAACCTGTATTAGCAAGGTGCTCGCCTTCCCATGGGATAGTATCAACAGTTGTGTCACCTGTTGTATCACTACATAGTCTAAATGAGATACCATGATCTCCATTAGATCTTAACTTTTTCTTTCCCTGAGTAGCTATAATGTTCCAAGATACTTGTTGAAAAGCACTTAAATCTAACGTAGCTGGAAGTTCATAATAAGCAACTTTTCCTGTAGTAAAACTACCACTTATTTCAATCCTGTCGGACATCATCGAACTTACGTTATAAGTTTCACTCCATGTTGAAACACTCCAATAAGGATCATAAGTAGTTACGTTACTACTCGCTACCCATTTTGCTCTTTTAGCATCAGTACATGCTATAGGTTTCCATTTGTCAGCTCCAGAACTTGGTAGTTCTACCACGGCTCCACTAGATACCCACCAGTTTCCAGTATTTCCGCCTGCAACAGAAGCACTTGGTGCGGTATAACCATCTATTGTAAAATTATTATCGTCTACTCGTGTTACCTTCCATCGACCATTAAGTCCCATACGATTAGCAAAGTCATTACTTGTATGGTACTGAGTGTTATTAACAATAGTTATCCAATCTCCCGTAACAACTTTATGACTGCTCCAGTTCATGCTAGTTGCTCCAGTCGTTGTACTGTAAGTAACAGTTCCCATGTTTCGACTGTTATAACCATTTTTTGAATCTGCTGCTCTCTTAACAATCTTACAACCTGTTGAAAGTTGTGTAGGTGCCGGAGAAGCTTTAATTCTTATCTCATACGAATCGTTAGGTTGAGAATTACCCCAAGGTTGACCTGTAGCATACAGGTATGAGTTACCATAGTTTCCGCCGTTTTTAGTTAAGGCTGCTACAGAACTAGCTCTATTTGCAAAAGAAGAACCGTCACCAGTACCAGCAGCACCCTCGTAATCGACGTACATTATATCTGCCATAATTAATTAATTAGTTTGTGTATTTAATCCAGATGTCTCCATCGGAGCCACCTGATGGTGCTGATGTTGACGATGTTATTTTTCTTACAGCGTTACTGGATGAATTACCGTAAGCGATTGAAAAAGCGTTACTTGATAAGCTTAGTCCTGTACCAGCTGTGTATGTACCTCCACTTGCTGGAGTAGTCCAAGACATACCTCCACTACCATTAGACGTTAATACCTGATTATTAGAGCCATAACTTCCCGGTAAAGTAAAAGTTAAGTTACCAGAAAAAGCAGAGTGTGCAGGAGCTCTAAGAGCTGCATAGTGAGCATTATTTGACTCACAGTATAGACGCATTTCAGATGCTGTTCCGCCGTTTTTAATATCAAGTACACCAGCTGAGGATTCTAGGTTAGTTCCGGGAACTCTAAACTTATTATTGTTTCCGTTTCCTAAAGTTATCTCGTTAGATACAGTAGTTGTTGAAGTGTAAGCTTCTTTTCCAATGACAATATTATTATCACCAGAGTTAGATACTGCACCAGCTTGATAACCTATAAGTGTATTGTTTGCACCCGAATGAGGTTTACCAGCTTCATAACCTACAGCTGTGTTTCCGTTATGATCTATAACTCCCTGTAAAGCTAGTGGTCCTATAGCTACATTCTTTGTACCTGTTGTACATTTATCTAAAGCTTGATAACCAACAGCCGTATTATCATCTGCTGTTGTATTATCGTGTCCAGCTTGATAGCCTATAAATACATTTCTGGTGCCACTTGTTTGTGTCTGACCAGCTTGATGACCCATAGCAACGTTAGCAGTACCTGTGCTATTATATAAGCTCATTTCTCCTACAGCAACATTATTGTTTGCAGAAGTGTTGTAGTTTAAAGCATAAGCACCTATAGCTACATTAGCTTCACCAGTTGTATTTCTTTTTAATGCTTCGACACCTACAGCAGTACAGCTAGTTGCACCTGTATTATTCTGAAGTGCCTCATGACCGACTGCTGTGTTCCAGCTACCAGTTCCGTTTGAAGTTAAAGCTTTATACCCAACAGCAGTGTTACCGTTTGAAGTATTATTTTCTAAAGCTAAACTTCCAAAAGCAGAGTTCTCAGTACCACTGGATACATCCATGAGTGACTTGTAACCAAATGCACTATTATTAGCTCCGTTAGAGTTTTGTAAAGAATAAACTCCAAAAGCACACTGATCGTCTCCACTACTATTAGAATACAATGCTTGATAACCTACAGCTGTACATTCCTGTCCGGAAGAATTATTACGAAGTGCCTGATAACCTACAGCTGTTTGATACGCTCTCGAACCTCCCATGCTGAATAAAGCTTGATACCCTACAGCTACAGCATTTCTAGCATCTGTAGCGTTTGCACCAGCCTGATAACCTATAAAGACATTATTGTCACCATTATCAATATCAGTTCCAGCGTCATATCCAAAACAAGTATTATAATTAGCTTCAGTACCATTAAAGTTATCACCAGCATTAGTTCCGGCAACTGTATTACCTTGAGAGTCCGAAGTAACACCACCGCCACCTCCTCCTCCGCCAGCTTCGACAACCGTGCCACCAGAGGTTTTTGTAAAGATCCCACCATCAGTAGTATTAATACCAATCTCACCTACATCAAGATCAGAAGCAGTAGGATCACTCGTACCTCTTTTATGTAGTAGTTTGGTAGCCATTTAAAATGTGCCCCCGTCGATCTGTCCAACTGAGAGTACACCAGTAGATGGGTTATAGCTTAAATCAGTATCTGATTCGATTCCTTGTGCACCAGTTTGTCCATCTATAAAAGTTAGATAAACAGTTTCACTTGTAGAGTTGTTTGCAGTAGCTGTAATATTTGTAGCTGTTGTAGCTGTAGCTGCGTTACCAGTAATATTAGAACTACTTGTAATATAGCCAGCTCCGTTTGTAATACTATTATTATTTAAAGATATATTTTGAGTACCATCAAAGGTTACACCAGCTATTGTTCTTCCAGTCTGTAGTGCAGTAGCAGAGCTAGCATTACCAGTAACATTACCTTCTAATGAAGCTACTAATGTACCTGTTGTAAAATTACTTAAATTACCAGTTGAGTTAGCTGTATCTGTTGTTAGACCTACAGTAAACTTATCAGTACTTTCGTCAAAACCTATAAAAGCATTATCACCAGTAGAACCTCTTTCAATAAGGATTCCACAGTCGTTAGAGTTAGAACTAGCACCACTATTAAGTTCCATTAGAGGATCACTTACAGTAGTGTTTGTAGTATTAACAGTTGTAGTCGTACCATTAACTGTTAGATTACCTGATATAGCTAAGTTACCACTAAATGTTTTGTCACCGGCTACAGTCTGAGCATTTGTTAAATCTACGTATGCACCCTTACCACCGATTTTTACTACGGATGCAGCGTTGCTACCGCTTGTACCCTTACCTATATAAAGAGTTTCATCTCCTTCGCAGAACGCTAATTCAGCGTTTGCTAAGTTTGAACTACTAGGTGCTGTAGACCCAGTAGATCTTTTTATTCTTAATTGAGCCATTTAAAAGGAACCTCCGTCCACGATTGTTGATTTTGTTGTTGTTGCATCTGCTTGAAACGATGCTGTTGCTGCATCATAGTACACAATAGATTCATCTACTACGGAGTGGGTATTAGCTGTAAATGCTTGAAGCAAAGATATAAGTGGGTTTGATGTATCTGATGCTTCTTGTGCAAAAAATAAAGACTGGTCTGTGTTATTATTTAGATCAGTAGCTCTTACTGATGAACCTGTAGCATAGACAGCCTGAGCTGTATCCATGTCAGTTTTTCTAAATATTAAGATAGTAACACCAGTTTTAGGAGCTCCGTTAGTCTCTTGTGTTAATGTTTCAAATGCAGATGGTGAGCTTCCAAGAGCATTAAACTGGATGGAGGTCGCTGTTGGAAATGTGTATTTAGTTGTTGCAAGTACCTGTCCATTGAGAGATACTTTTACGTCTTCAGTTTTTAGATAGGGAAAAGGGAAGGTTAGCTGTGCACCACCGGCTACACCCTTAGAACCATCCCCTGTATATTCCTTTGTAGTTGTAGCCATTTATTTGTATATATTTAAAAGGTTAGCTGTTTGTTCCTGTTTACGTTTCTGTTCTCGTTTATTCTTACGCTGTTCTTCAATTATAGCAAGTATATCAGATTGACTGTTAATTGTATTCCAAGCAATTCTACGTGCGTTCTGGAACATTTTATCTATCTGTCTGTTATGCCAATAATCTCTAGCATCAAAGTCTGCACGTCTACCAGATTTAATATCTTTATACATCTGTTCCATAGAAGCAATAGCTTTAGGATTAGCTGCTAGTTTATCTAGCTGACGTTGTAAGTTTTGTAATCCTATAGCTTGCTGAAACTTAGATCTAATTTCTGGAGTATCAGTTAAATTTGTACCATCTGGTGCATAGTAAGTAGACTGTCTAAGGTCGTACCCACTATCAAATAAAAATTCTCTACCGGGACTTTGCTCTAAGTTAAGACTAATCGGACTAACTGCATTATAAGCTCTAGTTAAGAAGTCATGATCTTTGATAGGTCTACCGTTAAGCATATCATACTTAATAGGTAGAGGATTTGCTAATGGATTAACACCAGTTAACGCTTCAAAAAATGCGTTACGATTTCGTATAGATTGTTGTACACCTGAGTTAAGTTCACGCATGTAAGGTGTAACTAACTTACCTAGTTCATTACGTAGACCAGCTAAAGGAACACTGTTGTTTATTAGGCTACCAGCGATACGTCCTATTTGTCCACGTCTACCACCAAATAAATCTACGAAAGACTGAATACCAGCTAGGTATGACTTACTTGTAATAGCTTGTGCTACTACTAAAGATATTTTACCTAATTCATTTTCTGTCCACTCTTCACCCATAAGTTCACTTGCGTCACCTATATCAGCTATTGTAGACATAATTAAGTTAAATGGTTCAAAGTTGTCATAACCAACACGAACAGCACCTAGTTTAATAGTTCTAGGTTCCCATCTGTTATCTAACCACATCTGACGCTTTTGTCTATCGACTGGTCCGTTACCGTTAAGGTCACCTCGCATCCATGCAGATACAGCTGTAAATACAACAGCACTTCCTATAGATAATCTACCAATTTGTAGTGCTCTTGCGTTAGCTAATTCTTCTGGTGTAAATATACCATACTTATTTACGCTTGCTAAGTCAGCTGGGTTTGCAAATGCTATATCATTAAACTCTTTGACTAAGAAGTTAAAACCGGGTGTATACTTACCTGTAAGTGCAAGACCGTTTACACCAGTTCTAGCAAACAAAAAGAATGGTTTAGCTAATGGTGCAGAAGAAAATACATCGTTTAATCCTTTTGCGAATCCTGTTAGATCTTGTGTCAATGTAACTTCTTTACGTGCAAATAAAGTAGCTTCATCTCTTATGTTACCAGCAGAGTCAAACACTTGAGAATAAAAATCATCCTCGTAGGCTTTCATTAAATCCTTAGTAATCTTAGGTGTTTGGAATCCGTTGTTCTTTAGTTCTAATGCTTGACGCATAGCTTTCTCACGCATCTTAGCACGACCTAATATATACGCAAATGCGTCGTCAGTCGCTGCCATGATTTTTGTGGAGTAAGTTAGCAGATTGGTATTATTAGCGTTTCTTGCCATATTAGCTACACGAAATGCAGCTACTTCTCCGGGAGAAGCTCTACCACTATCTTCTGCCCAACGTCTTAATAATTCCCAATTATCATCGCCTTGAGAAAACTCACTAAAACGTGTCTTAATAGTTCTGATATCGCCTTTCCAGTAAGAGTTTAACTTAGTTTTAAATAGCTGTAACGATTCTGGTACTGCTTCTATCATAGCGTTAACACTTGCAAGGCTAGCTCTAAGAGCAGCAGTCTCACCTGTAAACGGAGCTTTAACAGCATAACCTAAAGCCGTAGCTAAAGGTCTAAGAAAAGTTGCAGTGGATGTACCCATAATTGCTCGAACTGGAGTTTTAGGTCCAGATAAAACACTGTGAGTCATAACACCTTCTAACTCTCTTATCATTACACCTGTACGATCAGGTCCAGATTCAGCTAATTTACCACCAAGTATTAGTGTACGAGCCCATCTATCAAAGTCATCTAATGTATTAACATTATCCATCATAGAAAATGCTTCAAACAATGCGTTAAGCATGTCATCATTGTCATCATCTTTAGCAATTTTAAGTACAGACATAATAGAATCTTTAGCATCTTCCATTTCAGATGTTATAGCTTCTTGTACAGCTTTCTTTGTTTTCTTACCAGCACCTAATGCTCTAAATGAATCAGACTTTACAAATCTTGCTTTCTTTGTTTGATATAATGCAGTTAACATTGTATCAACTATCTGTTTAGCTGGTCCATCTATATCATCAAGTGATACTAAATCAGCTATTTCTCTACCAGCTATACCAGTATCACGTAGTTGCTTCATTAATGTACCTAATACAAGGTCAGCGACAACTACATTTTTAGATGTCCATATTTCTACGCCATCTACGATATCAGGATTAGCTTCTAATAACTCTTTTAAGTACTCATTAGCTGATAATTCTGATGCGTTTCTACCCTGTGTAATCTCTTGGTGTGCTTCGATAGCTTCTTTCCATTTCGTAACCAGTGCTTTTCTAGAGCCTTTAGCAGCTTCTAGTTCTTTTGCAAACTTCTCACTACTTACTAAGCCACGAAATATACGTTCTACAGTCTCTTCATCTGTACCACCTTTTAATGCGATACGTTCACGTTCAACAGGAGTCGTAACAGAACCAGTAGACCCTTCTTCAGACCCCCAGTCTTTACGAGTTTTAGATAGCTGTTGCCTAGCAACTTCTGGCTCTACTTCTGAAACGTGAGCACCTTGATGTGGTTGTGCGATTGGTGCGTTTTTATCAGCTCTAAATTCTAGTTCGCCTTCACGTAACTGTGCTACGCCAGCTTCTACTGTTTGTTTTTTTAAGCTTTTGTTTCGTTTTGTAATTTGATCTACAGCTTCTTTGCCGCCTTTTTTTAAAGCAAAAGCTAGTCCATCAAATATTAATCCTATACCCATACCTTCTACGATGTTTTTTACTTTCATCATTATAGGATGGTCAGTATCTCTCGTAGAAATTGGTGTATCTACCCAACCATAACGGTCACGTAGAGCACCTAATGCGTTTTGTTCGTCTGATTCTTTTGATATCAGATCAGATACAGCTCCAACAGCAGCACCTCTTGCAACAGTGCTTCCGGCTAAAGCTGTTAAACCAGCTGGTATAGTAATTAGACCGGTAGCTACAGCTCCTTTAGCTGCTAGTATTGTTCCAGCAGCCAAAGAACCAAAGTGTATTAGACCTCTTAGTTGTTTACCCCACCAAGTTTTAGTTTCGATTGGGTTATCGTAAGAATTAAATGGAGTCCAGTCTGGCCTGTATTCCCCCATTTCTAATCTCTGTCTTTGCATTTCGCCAGATAAAGCATCTGCCGTACGCTCTGGAAATGTTGCTATAGATGAAGCGGTATCTTGTAGTCCACCAGATAAGATAGACTGTCCTTCTTTTATGAGAGCCTTAGCTCCCCATGTATCAGCGTTCCGAGGATCATAAGCTTCGTCGGCAGCTTGCTGCTCGACTTGTGCTTCTGCTTGTTGTGATAACTCTTCTGCTTGTATACGTTGATTGTATGCGTCTGATATTCTTAATGCCTCTTCTTCCAGATTGTCCAAGTCATTATCATCAAACTCAATACTATACTTTTCGCTCATTATCTTCTAGTGCGTTTACGATTTGGTTGTACTTTTTTTACTACTGGCTTTGGTGGTGCGTCAATAATAGCTGCCATAACATCTTCTTGCAGAACATGTGGTTTGGCTGTATAAGGTGCATCTTTTAGTGCAGGCATAAACTCTTCGAGAGCTGCTTGTTCTGTATCTGTTAATCCAGATAAACGCCATGAAAAGTCGCCATCTATTTCGACACCTCTTATAGCATTTTGTTTTTGTAACCTAATATGCCATAGTAATGCCAAGACTTGACTTTGAGAATTTTCATCAAACTCTTTATTTAATAAACCTTCTAATACAGGTTTAGTACCGCTGCCTGTAAAAGCAAAAGCTTGTTTCAATTCATCATTAGATAACTGATATCTACCTATCTTATCTGCTCCCATGTTAATTAAATTAGCAGCAGTCTGTTTGGATTTTCTAGGTAGCTTTTTAACACCCGACGCTCCTCTTATGGCTCCTCCTGACAATTCGTAATAATCATCATCATAGTATAATCCATCAGCTTTTTGAACTCGAGCAGCATTTAACATAATTGTACTGTTCTTCTCGCCTGTTTCTAGATTAGCTTTATGGAACACATCTATAGAAGCATGTGCGTTAGGGTTACGATATAGTGTATACAAGTCATCTTTACTTAACTTGTATATATCATTATCATCAATTATCTTTCCTGTCTTTTCATCTATTCCACCAGTAGCTACTAACCTATCTCTAAGTAGTTGCTCAGGAGGTACACCTAGTTTTTTAGCAAGGTTTTTCCAAAACTCTGTAATAGCAGCTCCAAAATTACCATCATTTAATGCTGCCCTACTGATTTCTAAAGCGTTCTTTTCTAAAGGATGTGCGAACTTTGCAGATTTTATATTACCGGGCTGTTTAAAGTATTCAGCAATAGCTATACTATCTTGTTCTGTTCCTGTATTAAACTTAGGTAGTTCAATATCGTAGTCACCATTTGCTAGGTTAATTTTTACTTTTTCTAATTCACTTAAAATTCTAGTTTGCTCGTCCATACCTTGATTACCTTTTTTCGATTCCTCTAATCGTCTTTTTAAATCACCGTATGCTTTTTGTATAGCAAACTTATCTTTCTGTGGTATAGTACTAGGCTCGTATACTTTGTCTTCTTTTTTATACTTTTCGATGATAACTCTATTAAGGTCATTTATAGTGTTAGCAAGTGGATCAGCCTTACCCGGTACAGAATAGTTACCATATGATGTGCCAAAACTATTTCCTGTATGTGACTTTGTACCAGCAGTTAAAAGACTTTGTGGTAATGGTTCGTTAGGAAATTGTTTAGTCCACTGCGTTCCGATGTTAAGCTGGTCCATTTCAGACAGCTCACCATTTTCATCTCTTAGAGGATCTATAACATCTGTCTCAAATCTAATTGCTTCTTTTTTAAAAACTTCTTTTGGGTCAACAATAGAGTTTTGTATACCTCTGTCAAGTCTAGATATTAGACTAGCTGTAAGAGATCCGTTTGACCCAAAATTAGAATCTTGTAAAGTAGTAGTTTTAATCTTGTCAGTACCATTACCAGTACCATTAACTTTAAATTTAAACAAACTTTTAAAGTCATCTGCCATTGCTGGTGTAACTCTACCAGTTTTGTTTGTAAGTTCACGATACATAAAGTCGACTATATAAGTCAAAGCTTGCTCATCTTTAGTAAAACCATTAGCACCTTTAACATATGCTATAAGTTCTCCAGTATCAAACTCTTCACCACTAGCAATATCTTCTAAAATTCTGCCTTCTATTCTATCGTTTATATTACTTCTAATTTTTAACTTTCGTACCTGTTCCCATTCACGCATTGCTGCTGCTTTTCTCTTATCTAACTCAGGTAAAATAAATTTACGCATATGTTTTTTCCAAGCATTGCTTTTAGTATCACCACCTTCTCTTTCGTATCTACCATATAAAGTTACAAGCCAAAGATCTTCACCTTCATCCCAGACTGCTTCTCCTTCTGCACTGGTGCCTTTATTTAACCAATCGTTTTTGTTAGTGTACTCATCTATAGCTCCCCAGTTAGGATCTCTAAACTGGTCTATGTGTAAATCTTCATCGCTTTTTTTAGTGATGATAGTAGCCATATCTATACTGTTAGTATCACCCTGTTCAATTAAGTTATTAGCACCTTTAGTTACTTCTCCATCGTACTCTCTTTCTTTGCTTTCTTCATGCTGACGTTGTGCGTCATCTATCTTTTGGTTATGTTCTCTTTTTATTATAGCTACTTCTTCAGCTTTTTCTGATGCTGCTTTATATTCAGCAGCAGACTTAGCAAAATTAGCAAGAGCCTTCAGATTGTCGTCACGATTCTTGTAGCGTAGTTCTGCTAACTTTATCATGTCGTTGAAAAAATCTTTAGTATCTGCTATACTTCTATCTATTTCTTTATTGACCACACCCGTCATATCGGGTGCTGTGCGATCATAGTTGGTAGACCCCATATCGGGAAGTTTATCCCGTGGTGTACCAACGACGTTTCCAAATGATGATGTCATTTTAGATCCATTCTAATGTTTTTAAGCTGCTACCTATGCTAAGTACTGATGAAGCTAAACTTAATGCACCACCTAATCTGTTAGTAGGAGGCTTCATAACAGGAGCACCGTAAGCTGCTGGTATACCAAGTTTCTCTCTAGCTTCAGCATTAGCTGCCATAAACTTGCGTTGAGATAGTTGATCTGCGTATGCCATGTTTCGACCATATAAGTTATCGACAACGCTTTCCACTTCAGCTCTTTTATTTAATAAATTTATGTAATCTTTTTTTCCAAATCGTCTTGAACGTCCACCTTCATCTACTTTCGCTGATTGAAAGTAAGCACGTACGACGTCTTCTTCTTGTTTTCTACCTTTACCCTGAGCGTATAATGCTTGTACGTAAGCATCACTTGTATCACGGCTGTAACCTATAATATTTGTGTCATAGGCTACTTGGGTACCAACTTCTTTATTAAAAAACTTTAATTTTTCTTGAGCAAATACAGCATCTTTCTGTCTTGCTTTTTCTTCAGCGGCAGCTCTAGCCCCCGCATTAGCATCCATGCACACGGCAAAATTCAATAAATGTTACATTGTTTGGCCCGTGTTTTAACTTACGTAAAAACTTAAAGCCTAGAAACTTAAGTAATTTTAAATGTACCTTGTTTCTGCTATCAACTAT